ACTGATCCGCGTTTGGCCTTAAACTTTACAAACGCAGAAGCAAACGCCAACTGGGTTTACACAACAACTGGCGGGTTTCAGATTGTTACGTCTGACACATCCATCAACGCTTCTGGTGGCACTTACATCTATTTAGCAATCGCATAAGGAGGCGAAATGCCTGACTATCGTATTCGCGCCTCTGGCGAGGTTGTGAGTGATCTCGCACGCGCATTTCCCAATAGCTCAATCCCGCAGCCTCCCTCGGCAGATGATCTTGACGCTCTCGGCGTTGATCCGGTGTTAGAAGGGCCGCAGCCAACGCTGACGCGCTTTCAGTCAGCCGTCCGCTCTGGCCCTGATCTGATTGAAGGCCAATGGTTCTGGACCTACACGGCGGTTGATTGGTCTGAGGAAGCGATCACAGCGGCCACCGAAGCGCAATGGAAGGCTGTGCGCGATGACCGCAACAAGCGCCTCTTTGAGTGCGATTGGACGCAGTTGCCGGACGCGCCTTTGACCGACGAGCAGAAAACAGCATGGCAAGCCTACCGCCAAGCTCTGCGCGATGTGACGCAACAGACAGATCCGTTCAACATTACATGGCCGGTTAAACCCTGATGCCAACTTATTCCTATTACGTCGATCCCGGTTATTGGCTTGATGGCTATACGGAAGACGTAACGGTCAACTTTGTCTTTTCGGCAGCAAAAACGACTGTCACAAGCCAAACACTGGCGGCAGCGGGCTACGTCAAGTTTGGCGCAGGATTAGCGTCTGCTTCATCAAGCGCTAAAGCGGCAGCCAATTACGTCCGCATAGAAGGCGCGCTTGTCTCGGCTGTTTCATCCGTCAAAGCGGGCGCCAATATTGTCAAAGTAGGATCAGGCAAAGTCCAATCAACCACGGTTGTTTTGGCTGCTTGCTCGCTCCAACGCACATACCCCGGCGTTAACTTAAACTCCAAAAGCCAAATGGCAGCAACGGCAAACGTTAACGCAAAAGGCGCGGCGCTTTCTGAGAACTTCTCGTCCGTTAAGGCTGGTTCTCGCATCTTCTGGGAAAATACATCACCGGCTTCTGGAACGTGGACATTGATTGTCCCGCAGGCCGAAGGCACGGGTAAATAGGTGAACCATGGCTGATACTGTTACCTCAAACTACAACCTCGTTAAGCCTGAGGTTGGAGCGAGTGCAAATACATGGGGCACTAAGCTCAATGGTGATCTTGATACCATTGATAGCCAATTGAAGACGAATGCGGACTTAGCCGCCGCAGCGCAGACAACTGCCAATGCAGCCTTGCCAAAAGCTGGCGGCACGATGACGGGCTACATCACCCTGAATGGTGATCCTACGAGCGCCCTGCATGCGGCCACTAAACAATACACCGACACGTTCCTGTCTAAAGCGGGCGGAACGATGACGGGTTACATTACGCTTCATGCCTCGCCCTCGTCAGCCAATCATGCGGCAACAAAGGGCTATGTCGATGCGGCGATCACGGCCAACACAGCGGGCGTTGCCAGCATCTACACAATCAATGGCGGCATTGAGACTGGTGCTGTTACTCTTAACGCAGGCAAAATCGGTGCGGCGGAGGCATCACACACGCATCCTTTGACGGCCCTTCAGCAGGGCAGCGCGCAGTTCGGTAACGTCATTGCATGGAACGGTAGTAATTGGGCACCGTCCGCTCTTCCAGCCAGCACTGTGACATATTCGCAAGTATCGGCGGCTGTCAGCGGGCAGTCACTCTCTGTTGGCTCCTTGACAGCTTCGGGTCAGGTCAGTGGGCAGAGCGTGTACTTGTCAACGAACCTGATCTATTTCCTGAACTCTACTAGCAACTATTTTAGCGGCACATCGACATCGTGCGGCTACCGCGCAAGCGGCGTTGAACTGTTTAGCTGCGACTCCACAAACTTTGGCATCAAAAACAATCTTGTTTATCCCGGCAGCCTCATCAACACATCGGATGCGCGGTCAAAGAAGAATGTTGCGCCATACGCTAAATCTATCTCAGCGATATTATCGCTCAGCCCTGTCACATACCAGTACAATGGACAGTTCAACACGACAGATGATGGGATTACGCGCGTTGGCTTGATCGCGCAGGACGTGGCGCAGACGCCGTTATCTAGCATGGTGCAGGAATTGTCTTATACCGATAAGACAACTGGGCAACAGGTTAGCTATCTCGGCCTCAGCGCAAGCGAACTTATCTTCACCCTTGTAAACGCCGTTAAGGAACTCAACGCTCGCATTGAAACTCTTGAAGCGCGCTTGGGTGCTTAAACATGGCGAAACTCAACGTCGCCATCCCGCCCGGTGTGGTTCGCGGGGCCACCCCGCTTGATGCGCCCGGTCGCTGGTGGGACACCTCCCTCGTTCGCTGGCGCTCGGGGCAGTTAGAGCCAGTTGGCGGCTGGGTGAAGCTCAACGCGACGGCCATGAGCGATGCAGCGCGGGCCATCTACACATGGCGCACCAATGCCGATAGCGCCCTTATTGCGGTTGGCACTGAGACAAAGCTCTATGTGGACGCGGGCGATGGTCTGGTTGATCGCAGCCCTGCCAATTTGCAGTCGTTCTTGTCGCCGGGTGGATCATCCGCGGGCGGCTATTCTGCCGGAACATACGGATCTGAGAGCTATGGTACGGCGCGATCTGTGCCTTACACAGGCCCGGTTCTGACCCGTCCGTCTGCTTGGACCTTTGCCAACTTTGGCGAGGATCTAGTTGCTGTCTCGTCCGCCGATGGTCGTGTGCTGCGTTGGACTCCAACGGCCCCAATCGGCAATGCGGCAGAGGTTGGCTCATTTTCGCTGAGCGCAATCCAGCGCACCACAAATGTAGTGACAGCCACTACATCAAAGGCGCATGGCTATGTTGTCGGGCGCTCGGTGACAATTACGGGCGTCTCAACAAGCTCGTTCAATGGCACCTTTACAATTGCCTCTGTGCCATCGACCACAACCTTCACCTTCGCCCAAACGGCGGGCGATGCTGGCCCTGTGTCCAATAGCGGTACAGTGCGCCTCACCAACGTCCCGCAGGGCAACCGCGCGGTCTTTGTTACGCCTGAGCGCCATGTCGTGCTGCTCGGCGCCAATGGTGTGGCGCGCCGCGTAGCGTGGTCAAGCCGCGAAGATGCGACGGACTGGAATTATAGCTCAACAACGAACACGGCAGGCTTTCTTGAATTGGATGCCGCCTCGTTCCTCATCACGGGCAAGGTTGTCCAACAAGGATCACTGATATGGTCGGATCGCGACCTGTATCTGATGACCTTCGTTGGAAGCCCCTTTGTCTATTCGATCAATCGCGTCGGTGAAACCTCGCTTTACAACCCCAACATGGTCACGACCATTGCGGGACGCGCCATGTGGCTCGGCAAGGGTGGCTTTTACTTCTACGACGGCAACCTTCGTCTCTTGGACTGCTCGGTCGTTGAATATGTGCTGGGCGACATTGACCCGACCTATGGACCCTATCGCGCCTTTGCGGCAGCGAATGGCACATTCCCTGAAGCGTGGTTCTTCTACCCGTCTGAGGGCAATACCGAATGCAATCGCTACGTCGTCTATAACTACTTTGAGAATTGGTGGGCGATTGGCGAACTAAGCCGGACTGCCATGGCTCCGTCTGGCGCACGCTCTTATCCGCTTGCAGGCGACAAGGACGGCTTTCTATACGACCACGAGCGCGGTTGGTTGGATGGAAACAACACCCGCATTGGTAACGTATATGCGGAGAGCGCCGTTCTCGACATTCAGAACGGTGGACGCAACCTAGTCATCACGCAGGCCATTCCGGCAACCGGACGCGGCTATGACAGCATGAAGCTAGAGTTTTACGCCCGTCAAACGGCGGAAGGCTCAGAGCGCGTGTTTGGCCCATACGCAGCACGTCCCGATGGCTACATGGACGTTCGTGTCAATGGCCGCGATGTGCGTGTGCGGATTGAGAATGCCAAAGACGGCGACTGGGCACTTGGCAAGATGCGCCTTGAGACAACAACGGGAGCGGATCGGTGATCACTAATCCCGTCCCGCCGAACGAATATAATCAGGCGTGGTTCTCGCTCTTTTTGTCGCAACTGCGCCAGACCTTGAACTACTGCATCAAATCCAATGAGCAGACAGGCCGCGTCATCCTGCGGTCTCCTGATGGTCAATCTTGGGCCGTGACGGTTGATAATTCCGGCACGCTCACAACAACGGTGATGGATGGGACTGAGCGTTAAGCAGAAGCTCCGCAAGGCTTTGGCTGTTGCGGGCCACACTTATGAGCTTGAGGACATTCTTCAGGAAATTAAAGAGCGGACGATGCATTCGTTCGTGGAAGGCGAAAGTTGGGTTGTTACGCAAGTTGTTGATTTCCCCCGCAAGCGCTATCTCGAAATCGTGTTCGCCGTCGGTAATCTTGATGAGTTGAAGCGGATCTATCCGAAGTTGGAAGCCTTTGCCCGCGAGATACAAGCCGATGGGCTCCGCGCCTTTGGCCGTCCCGGTTGGATGCGCCAGTTTGAAATCGACAAGCACGGGTGGGTTGAAACAACCCGCGTTTACGTCCGCGAGTTCTGACATGAAAACCTCTGACCATGGCCGCGCCTTCATCACACGATGGGAGGGCTGCCATCTGAAGGCGTATTTGTGTCCGGCTGGTGTGTGTACAATCGGCGTTGGTCATACGGCAGCCATGGGAGATCCAAAGCCTGTCTTGGGCATGAAGATCACACAGGACGAAGCGAACGCTATTCTGGCGCGGGATCTATCGCAGATTGAGCGCGATATTATCGCTTCAGTCAAAGTTAAGCTGGCCCAGAAGCAGTTTGATACGCTTGTCTCGTTTGTCTTTAACGTCGGGATCGGTGCGTTTCGCAAATCAACCCTGCTCAAGAAATTGAATGCAGGTGATTATGCGGCTGTTCCTGAAGAGCTGATGAAGTGGACGCGGGCAGGCGGCAAGGTCATGCAGGGTCTTGTCAATCGCCGCAAAGCAGAAGCCGATTTATGGCGCGGCGCTCCGACGGATCAAAAGCCAGAAACGCTGATGCCGCAGGAGGTTGATCCTCCGCGCAAGATGCGTCAGTCAAAGGAAGGCAATGCAGCGCTCATTGCAGGCGGTGCAGCGACCATTTCGGCAGCTAATGATGTTGCTAATCAGATTAAGCAGACGGGCGACAACGTTACTAGCCTGATTGATCTACTCAAGAATCCGACTTTCCTCGCCTTCATTCTCATTGCTGTGGCCGCTGGTGCGATTTGGTACTGGCGTAAACAGCGCATGGATCGGGACGGTTACTGATGCCATTCCTTCCGCTACTGTTCTCACCCATTGGCCGTTGGATTGCCATTGGTGTGTTCCTGATGGCTTTGGCCGTCGGCATGTATTTGAAAGTCAGAAGCGATGCTGTGGCTCAATATCAAGCGCGGCAGCAAGTTCAAGAAATGAAGAGGCTACAAAATGCGCTGGATGCTGATGAGCGCGCTCGTCGCTTACTCGCTGATCCTAACGGGCTGCGCTCAAACGACGGCTTCCGCAGAGACTGAGTGCAACCTATGGCGTCCGATTCGATGGTCTTCTCAGGATACTGCGGAGACGATTGTGCAAGTGAAAGTGAACAACGCGCGGCGCGCAGCATGGTGCGAGGATTGAAGAGAATGGACGACACACGCGAGCGCATCGTCGCATTGGAAGTCAAGGTTGACCATTTGTCGGAACAGCTTCGGCAGGCCTCAACCAAGCTCGATGACATTCATAAAGATTGGCAAGCAGCCAAAGGGGCGAAGTGGGTCGTTGCGGGCATCGCAGGCTTAGCGGGCGCTTGCTCAACGTTCCTCATCAAATTCTGGCCCTTTGTGAAGTAAGGATACAAAAATGGGCGGCGGTTCCAAAACACAAACATCCGAAGTTAAACTCCCCGCTTGGGTCGAAGCGGCTTCGCAGGAAAACTACAATTTTGCGAAAGACGTAGCCAATCAGCCCTATCAACCCTACAAGGGTCAGACGGTTGCTGATTTCTCGCCTGACCAACAGGGCGCGTTTGATTATGCTCGTAACAATATTGGGGCGTATCAAGGCGTCTATGACACAGGCATCGGCATGGCGGCCAATGCAGGCAACGCCTCAACGCCAATGGTCAATGGTCAGTATGGCGCTTCAACCGTCTATGCGCCCAATGTGCAGAACAATTGGAACGGCTACGCAGGCCAGCCAATTGACGCCAATCAGGCAAGCGTGACGGCTCCGACGTTTAAGGACGCTGACATTTCGTCCTATATGAATCCGTATCTTGGTCAGGTTGAAAGCTACGCGCTTCAGAACTTGCAGGCAGGCACGCAGCAAGGCCTAAACAAGATTGGCGATCAGGCGGCAGCGGCGGGTGCGTTTGGTGGCTCGCGTCAAGGCGTGCAGGAAGGCGCGCTGATGGGCGATGCGGCCAAGCGGGCTGGCGAACTCTCGGCCAATGTGCGCGCTCAGGGCTATGACCGCGCCTTGCAACAGATTACGGCGGATCAGAACCGTCAGATGCAGGGATCTCTCGCTAATCAGGCAACCAACATGCAGGGCCAGATTGCAAACCGCGATACGGGCATGCAGTTGGCAGGATTGGATCAGCGCTCACAATTGGCGAACCAGTCGGCGCTCATGCAAGCCGCCTTGGCAAACCAAGCAGTTGGCATGGATTTGAACCGCATGGACTTGCAAGCGCAGATGGCGAACCAGCAGGCCACAGCGGGTGACTATGCGCGTCAGTTGCAGGCGGCGTTGGGCATGGGCCAGTTGGGCAATGAAGCAAACGCAGCAATAGGCACCGACATTGCACGCCTGCTTTCAATTGGCGGCATGAACCAAGAGCAGGAACAAAAGTATCTTGATGATGCCTATAGCCGCTTTGCTGAGGCACGTGACTATCCAAAAGAGCAGCTTAACATTCGCTTGGCTGCGCTTGGTATGTCTCCTTATGGACGCACGCAAACGACAACGCAGAGCGGTGGCGGGGCTGACATTGGCGGCATTTTGGGCGGTGCAGGAACGGCTGCGGCTGGTATGGCTAAATTGCTGCCCATTCTTGCTGGCTTCTCAGATAAGTCCATGAAAACCGACATTGCAAAAGTCGGTAAGGATAAAAAGACTGGGCTTGATGTTTACTCATATCGCTACAAGGGCGACCCCAAGACATACCCCAAGGTGGTCGGTTTGATGGCTGACGACATTGAACAGAAGATGCCTGATCAAGTGGCTGAGATTGGCGGCAAGAAGGCGGTCAAGTTTGATCCAACTGTGCCGAAAAACCGCATTAAAAAGGCTTGATCATGAACCCCATGGATTATCTGCGCGAGGTCGAACAAAAGTACGGCCTACCGCAAGGCTATCTGAGCCGCGTTCGGCAAATTGAAAGCCGCAATGGGCAGGATACCTACAACCCGAAAAGCGGCGCTGCGGGTGATTTCCAGTTTATTCCAAGCACAGCCAAAGCCTACAATCTCACTGATCCTTACGACTTCCAGCAATCAGCCGATGCAGCGGGTCGCTTTGCGCGTGACAACGCTTCGGTTCTGCGGAGCAAGATTGGCCGTGATCCGTCCGCAGGCGAACTCTATCTAGCCCATCAGCAAGGCGCAGGCGGCGCAACGAAGCTTCTGACAAACCCTGATGCACCCGCTGGTCAATTGCTTGGGACAAAGGCTGTGGCTTGGAATGGCGGCGATCCAAACGCGCCAGCCAGTCAGTTTGCATCCAAGTGGCTTGCCAAATTCTCTGATGGAAGCACGCCGAGTACTCCATCCGCTCAAGCCAATTCAACGGTCACGCCTGATACAACAAATGTCCCCGGTTATATGAAAGATCCGATGGACAATGATGCGGCGCTAAAAAAGATCGCGCAGGATGATATTCGCGGCTTGCTTGATTTGTACGATCCGCCGGAAGCCAAGCCAAAAACGCCGGATGAGACGATGCAAGCACCAACGCTAACGCCATCATCTCCCTCTGTTGGCAGTGCAACGATGTTTTCCGAAATGCTCAAACCGCGCCGTCTGCGCGGGCTTTTGTGAGGTTTTAGACAATGGATTGGACAAAGCCTTGGTGGAAAGTTTTGGCTGAAAATGGCGGCTTAAACATTCCGAGCGGTCGAAACCCTGCTTTTGCCAATAGCCAAGTAGGATTGAACCCATTGGCTTCTCGTTATGCTGGTCCGCCGATGGATGAGGCGGCAACAGAACGAGCTATTTTGGGGCAAGCGCCGCGCGCCGAGATACCGCAAACGCCGTCAGAATTATATGCGCTTCAGCCGCAGGCCGCACCAAACTGGCCCGTTCCCGTTCCTCCAGAGTTGATCCGCACGGGAGGCGCTGGGGGTGGTTTCCGCGACAGTAACATTGAAGACGCTACCGGAATGACAGGTGGCGGCGGACTTTTAACGGGCGGGGCTGGCGGCGGCATGCGCGACAGCAACATTCAGGACGCCACGGGAACAACAGGCGGAAATTCTGGCGCAAATGTTGCCGCTAAGGGTTTTGATTGGGATGGCCTTTCAAGCGGCCTCGGCCAGCTTGGCAAGGGTATGAAAAGTACAAAGAACAACGATGAAATCCGCGCGCCAGCAATGGGCGATGATAGCGGTCAACGTATGGCGGCAGCCTCGCAGCTTTGGCAGGCCGTCATGAACAAACGCAAACCGAAGGGGCTGATCTGATGGGTCTGCTTGATATGATTTATGGTAATCAGCCGCAGGCTCAGCAAGCTGGTCAAGCTGCGGTTGATCCGAATGCCATCAACCCGATTTGGGGTGTGCCTGAAGCGCTCATTCAGGAAATGAAGAAAGAGCAGCAAAAGGCCGAAATGAGCCAAGCATGGTCTAACCTGTTTGGTGGTGCGGCCAATATCGCGCGCGGCGCGCAGGGCGGACCGCCAATCTATGATGCCGCATCGGCTGCGGGTGATCCTAATGCTGCCATGGATGGCCTTGCTAAGCGCGTGATGATGTTCTCGCAATTGCGCCAGAATTACGAGACACAGGCGCAGCGTCAGGCGCTTAATAAAATGCTGCCGGAACTGTCAAAAAAGCTCGGCATTGATCCCGCCGTTCTTAATGCGTTGCCTGATGCCACCAAGCAGGAATTGGCTCTTAAAGCCATCCAAGGAAACCCGGCAGAACAGGTCACGTTGGAATTGCCAGAAGGCAAGATTACGGCGCTTAAACAGCGTGATCCCAATAGTCCAACAGGTTTCCGTTATACCAATATTGATGGCCAGCCGCTGAATATGGCGCAAATTCAGCAACAGATTGGTGACGCCTCTGCGAATAAGAAGGCGCGTGAGGCGGAAGGCACGGCACGCGGTGAAAAACGTGCAGGCCTTGAAACAACTCTGAATGGCTTGGATAACATGAATGGGCTTGTCCAATCGGTTTTGGATGACCCCAATCTGCCGAAGGCTGTGGGTGCGATTTGGAATCGTGGCTGGTCAATGGTTCCCGGTACTGACGAGTATGGTACGGCTCAGCGCATTGAACAGCTTAAGAGCAATGCGTTCCTGTCAAGTATTCAGCAAATGCGTGGCATGGGCTCTCTGTCCAATGCTGAAGGCATGAAGGTAGAAGCCGCGCTAGGCCGCCTTAACGCCGCGCAAAGCGAGAAAGATTTTAGGCAGTCTTTGGTTGATGTTCAGAAATCAATCGGTCGCCTGCGCGATGTTGCCATGAAAGAGGCTGGGGTTATGCCAGCTACGCCATCTGGCGGAAGTGAATGGACGGACCTCGGCAACGGCCTCAAAATCCGTAAGGTGCAGTAAATGGCGCGCTTTCAAATCCAAGGCCCTGATGGCCTCTATGAGCTTGAAGCCCCGAATGAGCAGGCCGCGATGGCCGTCATTCAGCAAAGTTTTGGAGCGCCGCAGCAATCATCCATTAAAGCGGTTGCTGGTCCTGAGCCAGACAACACGCCATTGCAAGACAAGGACTGGAATGCGCTTGCCAAGCGGATCAATGACGCCGAAGCGCAGTCAGTCGGCCCATTGCGTCCGCAGGATCGTGAGGTCGTGCGCCAAATGGAAGCGCGCCGTCAGGGCGATCTTTACGGCAACGCACAAGGCAAGGACAAGAATTTAGAAGTCGGCCTCAAAAGTGCTGCTAATACGTTTGGTCTGAGCACGCCGCAAGCCTTTGAAGCTAAATTCATGCAGGATGCTTTGCCTTATGCAGAAGCGCATGAGTTCATCAAAGCGCAGGATGCAGCAAAGGCGCGTAATAACCCAACAGGGGCGATGGCTGGAACCGTTGCAGGAGCCTTGGCTCAAGGTCTTATTTTGCCTGTTGGCGGTGCGGCGTCCGCCGCCGCGCGGATCGGTCAGGCTGGCGTGATGGGCGCTGGTTTGGCAGGCGCTGAATCGGCTATCCGTAACCGTGCTGACATGGGCGAAGTTGTGTCAGACATGGGTAAGGGTGCCGCGTTTGGCGCTGCGGGTGGTGTCGCAGGTGAGGCTATTGCCAATGCAATTGGCGGGGCAACGCGCTTTGCTAAGAATAGCTCGGTGTTACGCAGCGCACCAACCCGTGACGAGTTAAAAGCGGCAGAAAAAGCAGCTTATGCGGCGGCTGATTTGCCTAACACAACGGTTACGCAGCCAGCTATGCAGCGCCTTGCAACAGAAGTGCGGTCTAATTTGGCGGCGGCTAATGCCGATCCATTGATTGCACCAACGGCGGCGCGTGTTGCTGATCGTGTCACGGAGCAGGCAACGTCGCCACAAGCGTTGCAACAGGTCGAAAATCTCCGCAAATTGTCAGGCCGAATCGGAAATAAGCTGGTTGCGCCAGAAGATTTGCGTGGCGGTCAAAACATCGTCAACTCAATTGATGATTTCTACAGCCGCCTTACACCGGCTGATGTGATTGGTCGTGACCCGCAAGCCAGTGTTGCTAAGTTGCTAGAAGCACGTGCTGCCTCAGCAGCAGGAAAGCGTAGCGATACGATCACAACAGCAGTTGAGAAGGCTGAACGTCAAGCCTCTAAAGGAGGGTCTGGCGCAAATCTTGACAATGCTATTCGCCAGCGGATTGCAAGCCTTTTGGATAATCCCAATAAAACGCGCGGCTTTTCTGAGGCTGAAAAACAGCAGATGCAGCGCATTGTTGAGGGCGGAAGCCTGCAAAATCTATTGCGTCTTCTTGGCAAGTTTGATGCGACAGGTGTTGTCTCAACGGGCGTTGGTGGCGGCGCACTTTATGGTGCAGGCAAAGCGGCTGGCTTGGAAGACAAGGAAGCGTTGGCGTTGGCTGGAACAGGCATTCTTGGAGCCAAAGGGGCTCGCTATGGTGCGGAAGCATTAGGCCGACGTAATGTTGATGTGCTGGATGCTATGATCCGCGCGCGCGGTGCAGGCCAAACAGTCGCCAATCCAAATCAGTTGCCAAATATCGCAGAACAGCTTCGCAAGCTCATTGCTGCCACCAGTGCAGCGTCGTACCCAGCTTATGCAAGTGGTAAGCCGTAAGGCCGATCATCAAGCCTAATTGGCCGAGAACATAGGCCCAAATCTTCGGCCACCATTTGCGCCACCATTCGCGCATTAACTTCTCACCATGTAGCCCATTGCGAACGCCCATACCATCGCAAAGGCTGTGAAGAAAATCTGCACTTCGGCAGATACCCCGGCCCAAATCGCCGCAGAAGTCGCGATTGCAAAGGCTGGAACCATGAATAGCAACGTGACCATGGCCGCGACAATAAGAACGCGCGGCGTCACTTGCATTTGATTAGAGTGCAAATTTGCCACCTCCCTTACCACGCGATGAAATCCGCGCGGCCCGTAAGGCTGCCGTTGAAAACGCCCTGATGCGAGGCTTTGAGCGCGGAGCGGCCTTTGCTGAAGCCTCTCGGCAATTGGACTGTGCAAGGTCAACGCTGATTGCATGGTCGCAGATTGAGGAACGTGAAGAAAGCAGGGGGCAGCACAACTATAGCGTTGATTGGTCGCTCTTTGCGCCCGCGGATATTGTGCTTGACCTACCTCCGGCGGAACGCCCGAGAATACGAGTTAAGGCACATTCTGAGTCACAAGCCGATGGACCGATTTATCGGGTATGCGCTATTGGCGATTTGCATGACAGCCCGCACCTTAGCGACAAATCCCGGTTTACATGGATTGCCCGCCATATCGGTGAGACGCGGCCTGATCGGGTTGTGCAGATTGGTGACTGGGCCAGCTTTGACAGCGTAAGCCGTCACGATGCACCCGGTTCAATCAAGCAGAAAATGCGCCCATCAATCGCGGCGGATTTTGAGAGCTTGGAAGAAAGCCTGAGCCTGATCTGGAAGGAATTAGGCAACGTTGCCATTCCGCGCGATGTGACGCTTGGCAACCATGAGGAACGGTTGCTGAGGGCCGAAGGTGCAACGGCAGAAATGGTTGGCCTCCTATGGCCGCGTCTTTACGAGACCTTTGCCCGCTATGGTTGGACCGCGCACGACCCGTACAAGTACCTGTACATCGGATCGGTTGGTTTTACGCATGTGCCCCTCAACACCATGGGGCGGCCTTACGGCGGCAAGACTAGCGAAAACCAGATCATCAACGATACAACGGTGAGCCTCGTCTATGGGCATACACACCGTGCCAATGTGGTGAGCCGCCCGAAGATTGGCCCCGTCCCAAAATTGACGGTCCTGAACCTCGGCAGCGCCATGCCGCACGGCCATGTTGAGCCCTACGCGCAGACTTCACTGACTGGATGGTCATACGGACTGTTCGACCTTGCTATTCAAGCGGGTCAGATCGTCGATCATCAATTTATCTCAATGCCGGAATTGGAAAGGAAATACGCATGAGCCTTGGTGGATATGTGCGCGCTGAATTGTTGCCATTGCACGATGGCAATGTGGAGAAAGCGTTTGCGGATCTGTGCGAGCGGTTTGCCAATTTGTCGGTCCTACTTGAGCGATCCGACCGTCTCCGGTCCTATGCCTATGCGCGTGAGATGCCGCCAAAAGCAGGCGTGATTGATGATGTGCCAGAGCCCATCACGGATGACTGGATCAAGACCGGTCAAGGAGCAGACTAATGGCTGGGCTTCTCGACTTTGATATTGACCCATTGACTGGAATGCCGATCAAGCGTGCGCCTGACCTTAAGCAAGAGCCAATCTCGCTTGATCCAAGCATTGAAGGTTATCGTCCAAGTTGGCGAGAAAGCCTTGCCGGATGGATGATGGGCGACGAAAGACCGTCGGTCGCACGTTATAATTTCGTGACGGGGCTCCTTGGAACTTCGGGAACGCCAGGATCTGAACGCCTCAATGTGGCAGACTTTACGCCCGCAGGCATGGCGTTTGCGGGCAATGAATTTGCCAGAGCGAAAGATACCGGCGATGCATTAGGCGCCGTGCAAGCAGCCGCTGGGATGATCCCTGGTGCTAAGCCAGCGGCAGGGGCCGCAAAAAGCGCAGCAAGCCAAGTGATCCGCCGATCGACTGAGTTGCCAGCGATCCGTGAGATGCCTGTGAATGATGCGATTGCTGTAGCGCGTAAAGAACCGCATCTGATTAAATCGGGGGATCAATCGGAAGGATTTTACATCGGCAGCCCGCGCGAAATTCAAAGCAAGCGCGGCCTCACCAATAAACGAAACGAGTTTGATGCCTATGTGGCAGCGGACGCGCGCGGCGGCGATTGGTACGATCGCTATCGCAATTCGGTTGCAGAGGTCACTGGGAACGATCCCAAGCAGAACTTGTGGATGTCAAACCTTCAAGGCCAAATGTCGGCTGGTGTTGACCCCGGTTCGGAGTTGGCGTTTTCAATCAAAGAGAACAACAGTGCCTTGGCTGGTATGCCTGTTAAAGCAGCGCGTCCAGCCCAGCATGAGGCCTTTCTCAAAGCGCTTGCAGAAAATAATCCGTATGCCATGCAATTAGGCGATAAGACGGGCGAATATGCTCGCTTGGTCAACCCTGATCAGGGCCGCCCCGCTGGCGCCACGGGCGTGAATGATTTCCGTCATGCGCGCAACTGGGGCTATACGGAAGCCTCTGGCGAAGCACAACGTGATGCGCTCACGCAGGCACAGCACAAATTCCTTGATTATGAAACCGCGCTCGCGGTCGATCGGGCCAATAAAGCGCAATTGGCAGGCCGTTCAAATTGGACTGGCGAGCAGTTACAGGCGGCGCCGTGGGTGCGTCAGAAAGCGTATGCGATCCTTGATCAGCGCCCAAATATGGTTCAGGCGCGCATGAAAGAAGCGCAAGCCATGCTTGAAAATGGCTATGGCACAAACTCTGGCAAGCAGCCAACGGTTGAGCAGTTAGCGCGTGAATTGGCGTATGAAGATGCTTTCCCGATTGCCAACCGCACGATCGGCGATTTCTTCGATAAGCACACCGCCTTTGCAACTTATGAAGCACAGCCCGGTCCTAGTACGCGTCATTTGAGTGGCTCAATGAATGCGTCCGAAGCTGATCGTGCAGCCTTCGCCAATGATCCACGATCGACATGGGCAAATGCACCGGGTAATCGCGATGCGATCTATAGCGGTCTGACAGTAGGCGATACGGGCGCCGGCATGCGCGTGCGTCCGACGCAGAAAATGCAGGGGCTGTATCAGCCGCCCGGTGGATTATTGGAAACAAATCCCGGCGAGGTGGCGCGTCCCTTGGTGGCGTTCGATGCATTGGAGGGCGGGACGAAAGCCCTCCCAGCCTTTGATCGGGCTATGCTCAATGCTGGCGAAGCTACCCGCGCTTACATTGACGCGCAGGATGCTGGTGCCGCGCATAAGGTTTGGCAGGGCGGACGAGCAAAAGATTCTAATAGTCTGTTTATTCCACAAAATGGCCCAGCCACAAAAGAACAGCTTTTGGCCGTCCAGAATGCCGCGAAAAAATACGGCCTTGGCGATGTGGTCGATACTGGGCAGGGCCTCACGGTCACGCAGTTTTATCCCGGCGCCCCAGACATGAAAAACCCAAAGGGCTTGTTAACGGATATTACAGCGGCTTCACCGACAACAGGCAAAGCTGAACGGGTCAAAGTGGACAGCATCTATCAAGACTTTGTTGATAGCTGGAAGCAGCCAGAAGGATCGGGCAATGCCACGCGGCAACTTCTAAAAGAGTTGAACGTCACACCGCAGATCCGCGAGGCATTCGACAAAAACCCGTATATCGCTCAAAACGCTTTGGCTCGCCTTGAGCGCGATGAAGCATGGTCAAAGCAATGGGGCGCTACTCGTCAAGATATTCAAAATGCCCGCCGCATTATTGGCGAAGGGCCGGGATGGGTCAGTCGTCTTGATGAGGCATTGAAGAAGGGGATGGTCCTGCCGGCGGTTGCTGGAGCCGTGCTTCTAGGCGCTTCAGCATCTCAGGATCGTGGAGAATAGCAACCGGTCCACCCCCTATGCGGCGGTAGAACTCCAGCTCTTCTTCCTCGGTGTAGGGCGGCTCATGCATTTCGGCGCCGTTAGGCAGTTTGAATGCGAGGACCATGATCACATCTCCCTTTCGCCTTACAATACCACAAGCCTATTTTTGCCCTGACTCGTTTCGGGCCTTTTGTGTATTTCCGAGCAAGTCTGGCAGCTTGGCAATGACGGTCGCAATGCGCCGTGCCTCGTCGGGGCTAAGATGGTCGCGCTGCAACGTGCCCAGCCCGTCATAGTTGGATGGGAAATAGGTATAGGCCAAGGCCATGCCGTTGGCGTCACGGATGATGTACGCGCCATCTGACTGGGTGACGGTCCACGGGCGGGGAAAGCGGCGGGGCTCGGCCATGGCTTTTGTCGGTTTTGTCAGTGTCTCAGTGGGGCGTATTCAATCAAAATTTAGCGCGGATTCTCCCCATGCGAGAACAGAGCGCGGACAAAACTGTCTAACGCGTTTGTCTAACGCTCGTTTTGTTCTCTTTGGAAAAAGCGATTTTCATGAGGAAAATCAGGTGGCTGGGGGACCTGGATTCGAACCAAGATTAACGGAGTCAGAGTTAGGTGTTTAGTTCAATTAAATCAAACACTTAAACTGTCTAATCAGAGCTAGGCTGGCTACCACAAATCAATGACTTACAGCCATTTTGTCTAATTTTTTTCGGCCTCTTTTCGGCTCTCGGCGACCATTTTAACAACCTCGCCAAGATTGCGTTGACGACCCGCTTCGCGCACATAAATGCGCGTTGTCTTGGTGTCCCGATGGCCTAAGCCGTCCGCAATTTTCTTCTCATCAATCCCTAAATCGGCAGCCTCTTGGGCAAGCGTTGTCCGCAAACCGTGCAGCGTTAGGTTCTTCCTGATCTTGCCATCCTTCGCAAGCGCATCGCGGATCGTGAAAACCTGATGGCGGAATCCGTTGCCTGTCCATGGCCGTTTTTTAAGGTTGGTGAATAGGCGCAATCCACTGTGTTCTGGCATAGCGTCCAGACGGGCTTTTAACGCCTCTGGAACGGGGTACGTCATCTCAATGCCTGTCTTGCCCGTCTTCACATGAATGGTGCCGTCTCGGTACGCTGTACGCGGTAGCTTGAGTACGTCATCGCCTCGCATGCCAAGGTGGTAGGCTGTGGCGAAGGGGGCTGCGATATGGGCCGGAGCGACTTCCAAAAACGCCTCAACCTCTTTCTTCGTCCAAGGCACATTGGCTTCGGGCGCTTGCTTACTCTTGGCAATCTTCTCCATGCCGTAGGCTGGATTTTCGGCAATGCCCATACCGTAGCGAACCGCATGGCCTAGAACCAGCGACAAGATGGTCCCGACATAATTGGCAAAGTGACGCTTTTTCTTCCGAAAGGCTTTGTCGCGCAGCTTATAGCAAAACGGCTTTGTGAAGCTTGACAGCGGCATGTCATCCAGCGCCTTAAGCCACAGAAGCACGTTCTCATAATCGGATTTGGTGCGCGTTGCGCGCTCGGTAAAGGCAGGAGAGCGCCGATAGCTTTTGACGGCTGCGCCCCAAGTATGGGGCACGGGCTCCTTGGCCTTCAGAGACTTCTCAGCCTCGGCAAAGGCCGCAAAGAACTCTGGCGATCCATAAACATGAGGCGGCTCAAGGCGCGTTCCTGATCGGCGATGGTAGGTGTACCAGACGCCACTCTTAGGATTGCGATACCGCTTGATGCCTTTGACCCGCACAACGCTCATTAGCCCACCTTGGCAAGCCAAGCCTCATCATCTGTATCATTGGATGCAATCGGCTGACCTTGCATGCTGTCAATCCATGCGTCGATCCGCGCAACGTCCCAACGGTGCAACCGAACCCCGCCGAGATCAAGCGGAGCAATAGGGCAAACCCGCTCAAAAACGGGAACGGACATGCCACAATAGGCAGCAGCCTCTTGGCGTGAGAGAAGGCGTTTGTCAGGCATGCGCTTCCTCCACTTCTACACCCGCCTCGGCAAACATCGTTGCAGCGGCGGTAAACATCTCAGGCTTCATATTGGTTTGGCCCGCGCCATAGACGACCTTGGCGACACCGGCATTGATTAAGAGCTTGGCGCAATCGCAGCACGGCGCATGCGTCACATAGACGGTTGATCCCGCAAGAACGGATCGAGCGGCATGGGCAACCATGCTGGCTTCTCCGTGGCAGGCAAACTTATATTTGTCGGGGCGTTCAAAGCGGGATGGAAGATCGCGCACACCGCGCGGAGGCCCGTTGTAGCCCATCTCCAAGACCTTGCGTGAGACAGGATCAACCGCGACCGCGCCAACCTTGGTGCTATCCTTTGACCATTGCGCGACATGGTGAGCCAAATCAAGAAATCGGTTAGTCCATTTCACTTCTTAATTTCCTCAAGCTGACCACGCGGCGGATCTAACAAAAATGATAGGCCATCCATCGCCTTGATGAGATAGCGTTTTGCGTCCTTATCCTTCGTCACATCTACGGCAGCCGCCAATTCAACAAGGCTTGAAGCCCACTGGCTCAACTCATTGGGCGCATAGACAGCCACATCGGGTGAAAAATCTTCGTCATCCATCGTGACCGTCCCTTCTGACAACTCGACCGTCCATGGTGCGCTTCCAAGGCGAAGATCGCCCGCCCGGTAGCGGATTGCGTGACTTCTTAATTCCAAGATGACGGGCTTCACGGCGTTTTGCGCGCGCGATATTTCCCACATCCTCAGTTGTCTTGCTGCGATGGCATTTGCGATGGGCTGGTGCCCAATTTGGCTCATCGTCATCCCCTCCCATAGCAATCGGAATGATGTGTTCAACATCCCATGCTTCCCCGACCTGAATTTTGCCGCCGCAAATGTGACAGAGGCCAGCATGCGACTGGAACAATTCCAGCCGCCGCTTGGTCGAGATTGTTTTTCTCACTGAATGCAAACCTGACGGCATTCGCCATTGCTGCAAACGGCCCAGCACTTAGGACCAGCATAAGCTGTGACGACCGTGGCAATGATGACCGCAATGGCAGCCAGTACAACGTATTTCATATTTCAATCTCCATCTTCGGTAACTATTTCCCAAATGCGACGAAGCACTGGGTCTTTTTCTTCGGGGTCGTATGAGGTGTTTAAATCGTAATAGAGAATTTCATGAGCTAGCTTTTTCAATTCTGCGTAGCGCTCGCAAAGCTCAGGATATAATTCTGCACGACGCTGTTTGACGTATTCATCCATCGTATTCATCGTATGGCTCCCGATCTTCATCTAAGATTTGCCAAATGCGTTTCAGCGTTGGATCGTGGTCTTCGTGCGGCAATGGCTCTCCCGCATAATCGCAAACTAGCGCACGCATGAGGTCTTTCATTTCTTGAACTTGACTTAAAAGTTCATTGTATCCGCGTTGCATCCTATCCATGATTGCGTCGTGACTCATTAAATCACTCATTACAGCCTCATTTCCGCGCGTTTCGTAGCTTCTGCGCTTTGAAACTCAGCAAAACGCATCTCAACCCATTTCAGCTTGACCTTGAGCAGATTAGCTTTCTTGCGGGCCTCAACCATTTCGGTGAGATAGTTGTGCCAATCTGACGTTGATTTTACTGCTAGCTCTGCCTTGCTCACTGGCATATCGCCCATGGCTGCCATGTGCTGCGACAAGACAGCCGTTTTCGTTTCTTCAAGAAGGCTTGCAGCCGCATCGGCCTCAACCCACTCCTTAGCGGTCAGGCGATACTGCTCGCTGATTGGCAGATTAGACACGCGCAACCCTCCACACAGTTGCGCTACGTCCGCTGGCGTTCTTGCGACGGATGCCGCTGTCCTCAATCCATCCGCCGTTCATTAATTCGGTAAAGCGCGGGCGAATCGACAGAACGGTTTCACCCAAACGTTCGGCGCATTCATCCGTAGTGAGGCCATTGGGAGCGTTCTCAATCGCACTGAAGACGCGATAGCGCAGCGTCCCAGCGGTCGGTATCATGGCAATGGCCGCATCCTTTGATGGGCCATCTACCTTGTAACCGGGGGTTGCGGGATAGCTCATGCCGCGCCCCTGATTTGTTGCTGTTTTAATACCATTTGGCATTCGTGATATTCATCGGCCAGCAATGAGCGCCAGTTGTCGGGCCAGTTGGCAACTTCGCCCTTGACCATTGCGCCAACCTCTTGAAGCTCATCAAGAGTTCCTGCGCTCCGCATCATTTCAACAATCTCACCCCAGCGGGCAGGGGATTCCTTTTTGATGGCATTGGAAGCTTTTGGCTTGCCATTGCCTGAAAAGGTTTGATTGTTAGCGGGGATCAGGTCGCCCTTTTCCTGCCGCTTAAAATCATCGGCTTCTTCCTCAGAATAGAGTATGCCGTGAATGTTGAGCAGCTTCAGGATCACGCGATCCTTCGCCCGCTTCTCGGCCATCGCGAACGCATAAGCATTCTTGTTATTCTTCGGGCTAGCCTCACCGATCGACCATTGTTCAAAGTCACCCAGCTTGCCTGTAACAATCATTGTAGCGATGCCATTGGCGCCATCCGCTTCAACGATCTGCGGCAAACCAAAGACAATGTTGTTTTGGAATGCAATGCGCTCTAAGGCGCTGTGCTTCACCGCATAAGCGCGGCCACCTGGCACGGCCCAAATTTCGTCCGTGCCAACTTTGTGCTTCTGCATGAACTCAGCGATTGCGGATGGCAATGGCATGGTATTCCTCCCGAGCGCGAATGTGTTCGATGCGGCGTTGCAGCCGATCAACGAGGTCTTCAAGGTCCGAAATTTCGTTTGCCAATTCGTCTGTTGTGAACTGGTCAAGATCACGAACAGCGCTGTCTAGGTTGTGGACGTAATAGCCAGCGTCGTAAGCATCGTCTGGAACGTCCCAATCAAGTAGTTCTTTGACGCGCGCCATCACTCCACCTCATACTGATTGAATTGTGCGGGACGGCGGAGAGCGATTAGCGCCCAAATGAATCCGCCAAACATTGTTGCAAGGCTGCCGAGTGCAGCGCCAAACCAAAACTCAGCCATCACGCAGCCCTCATGCGAGCAGCGATGCCGCGATCTTCCATGGCGATCTGTTCAAAGATTTCGTCGCTATGCTCGTCGATCAGCGCCGAGTGGACGATGTTCCAAAGCTGGCTGCGGGCTTCTTTGGGAAGCTCAACGCCGTCCAGCCAAATGGTGCGGATGTGAAAGCTCTCGTCGTCAAAGGACGAGATAGCGGCGGATCCTGATACAAAGCCACCGCGCTCTAAGCCCTCACGGATGAGGGGTAGTTCCTCAAATTCGTACGTGATCTGCGTGCAAGCGGCCATGGCCGGTCCCCCTTGTTGATAGGGAGACAATACGAAAACTTCGTAGAAATAGCAACAGAAAAAACGAAAAATAAATATTTATTAAATATCAATACCTTGGCGTGTAGTTGGCGATGACAAGGCCAATTATTTCAACAGTGGTCCCATCATTTTCAACAAAATCATGGTTTCGTTTGACCCGAATTGGAGTTTGGAACCGACTATCCGTTGAGCGCGGCCATAGTTCAAATTCGTTTTCACTCATCTGTAACTCTTTGAGCGTGCGTTCAAACATCATTCCGCGCTTTCGCTCAACAACAACCAAATCGCCCGGTGTCGGAGCAGCCCTAGCAACCCAATATGGAACACAAATCACATAGTCGCCGTCAAAAATGCGTGCCTTGTCCATTGATGGGCCGGACACCTTAAAAGCAAACTGTTTGTCCATAGGGAATCGCCCTGCAACCGCGTAGATAGGCGCGAGAGCATCTTGTTCCGTATCGTCAAACTCAAGCCATTTACCGGCTGCGGTTGAGCCATGCACAGGAATTTGGACCACTGACTCAAATTGGTGCTCAGATCCCGGTTTTGACGATTTACCATATAAAAGCCACGCTGGATCAACTTTGAAAGCCCGCGCATATCTTATGGCAGCAGACCTACTTATGTTCGCGCGACCATTTTCATGCCCATAATAAGTTGATGGTATCCAGCCAAAAGCACGAACAGCATCAACCGCCGATCCGTATCCAGCATCGGTGCGGGCCTTTTTAAGTCGATCAGCCATAGAATCCATAAAGTTAGTATTACCCTATTAAAGTACGAAAATAGCGTTTGACAAAAATACGAAGATTTCGTAGATCGTAATTATGAACTCTATCGCAGACATTGTTGCCGCCCTTGGAGGGCCGTCAAACATAGCCAAGGTGCTTGAGGCGTCTCCGCGCTTGGTCACGGACTGGCGAAGGAACGGCAGCATTCCTGTTCGCTATTGGCCTGCGTTGCAGGCGGCAGCGGAAGATCATGGCGTATCGCTCTCTTATGAGCAGCTTGTCGCCATTCATTCACCCATCACCAATTCGGAGGTCGCGGCATGACTGCGAACGTCCGTACGCTCTCGCCGCATGACGCGGTGAGCTTTGAGGTAGTGGAACGCCGCAAGGCCGCCCGCCCCCTCGTGTTCCTCCCTGTTCGTAACTTCGGTGGGGCTTCTGCCAGCTTCGGCTTGCAGTCGCTCCACCAATTTTTTGGTCAGGCTGGAAAGACTGATCCACATACTCGGCTCTCCCAAACAATTCTCTCTCGCAAGGGGACATTGGGAGAAGTTGATTTGTCATTGGGTCAAAAAACGGGGGATGCGTTTGCGAAAAAAGCAAACGTAACCAAACCAGCCGACTTTGTAGCGGAAGCTGCCGAGTGGGCTGCGCGTCTGACGAATGAGGCAGAACGCAAGACTGGTAAAACGGACACGGCCCTTGAAACCGTCGCCCGTCAAACTGGCGTCAATCAATCGACACTGTGGAGACTGCGCTACCGTAAGCCGAAAGACTTAGCGGTCAGCGTCTATATGAAACTGAAAATGGCCTTTGAGGCCGCCGAACAACGCCAGATTGAAAGATTGCAACATGAAGCTGAGATCGCTCGCTCACTTGGCGAAGCGAATAGCAGTGTATTGCTGCGTGCCGCTGATTACTTGGTTGCTAGCCATCAAGAACAGACGACGCATAGCAAGATAAACAATGGGGGTGCCGGTGACTGAGTGCATCGGCATCCATCTTCCGTTCCCCCCTAGCACGAACTCACTTTACAGGAACGTGCCGGGGCGGGGACGGGTTAAAACCGATAAATACAAGGACTGGCTGATAAAGGCTGGTCTGATTGTCAACGCACAACTCAAAACAAATGAACGCATTGAGGGGCCGTATGGTTTGCGGATGCGAGCCTATCGTCCTGATAAACGTCGCCGCGATTTATCAAACCTCCTGAAAGCCACCGAAGACCTACTCGTCGCCTTGGGCATCGTTGAAGACGACAGCCTCTGCCAGTCGATCGAATGTGAATGGGCACAGGAGCAGATGTTCGACGGCATCAAGGTTTGGCTGATTTCGACCAAGGAACGCCCATGACAGCTTTGGCTTTTGTTGATCGCTACAAGGCTATTCGCAAACAATTTTATATGCCGCGCCCTGAATTGGTTTCGGAGCCAAAGCGCGTTCCTGTTGAGCGGAAAAAATACGTCTATTTGTTTCCGATCGGACCAGTCATGCCTGCCTATTGGATGACTAAGGACATAGGTAAGAGCATGGCTGCGGCCCAAGAAATCATTGAAAGCCAGAAGGTGCTTTCGGTCCCGCGTAACAAAGGCATGCAGATTATCCGTGAAGTCTGCATTAAATATAACATTACGCTTGAAGACCTCATTAGCGAGCGTCGTCATCATGCCATCGTGGTCCCGCGTCAAGAGGCGATGTACCGCCTTTGCACTGAAACTGACTGGAGCCTGCCGCGCATTGGTCGCGCGCTTGGCAATCGCGATCACACAACCGTCTTGCATGGGCGTAAAGCCTACAAGCGGCGGTTGGATGCTGGCGAGGTGACGCTGTGAAAGTGCCGCTGATTGAGCAAATTGCGGACATAAACCTCCGCATTGTTGAAATCACTGACAGCATCGCCCTTGGCCGTAAAGCGGGCAGGGTGCCAGACGCTATTCTGAATATCCGCGAGAGCCGCCTGCAAAAGTTAAAGGCTGCCGCGAAGACCCTTGAATGGGTTTACGACAACGAACAGACGATCCGCGATGCGGTGCAGGGGAGGGCGGCATGAGCCGTTGGTTCCGTTTCTACGATTGCGCTTTGGACGATCCAAAGGTGCAGCGACTGCCGGGTGATGTGTTCAAGGTATGGGTGAATTTGCTCTGCGTTGCATCGCGCAATGACGGGCAACTTCCTAGCGTAGAGGACTTAGCCTTCATGCTTCGTTCTGATTCCGAAACGATTACGCGCGTGATGAATGAATTGCGTCGTGCTGGCTTGATTGATGAGTCAGAGCAAGGACTTACGCCGCACAACTGGGCAGAGCGCCAGTATCAATCTGATAGCAGCGCAGAGCGCATGAGAAAGCATCGCGCACTGAAACGTAACAGTGACGTCACTGATGTGACAACGAGTGACGTTACAGGTGACGAAAAAGTGACGGTGCAGAACAGATACAGAGCAGATACAGATACAGAAACAGAAAAGATTATTAGCGCGCCAGCGCGCTCCAAAAAGGGAACTCGTTTGTCAGAGGACTGGCAACCGAACCCTGACCTGATCGCAACAGCCACATCGCTCGGCCTCTCGGCAGCCCAATTTGATCGAGAGATTGCCAAGTTCCGCGACTACTGGGCCAGTCGTGCCGGTAGCCAAGGCGTCAAGCTTGATTGGGACGCAACAGCCCGCAACTGGATGCGAACGGCTGCCGAACGCGCCAATCCGCCACCACGCAATTCGCCAAGCCAAACGCAAACACCGGCAGTCGGTGTGTGGGTCAATCGCGGCACCCCGCAATGGCAGGCATGGACCAAGGCACGCGGCAAAGAACCGTATGTGTCCGTCCGCAATGGCGACGAAGGTGCTTTTTTTCGCTCGGAATGGCCGCAGGCCGAAGGGGTGGCAGCCTGATCCTGCCACGAACACTAGCCAATCGCATTTGCATATTTAGCAAAAAGGGAGACCTGACATGACGCAGTACGACAACACTAATCGCGGCAGCCTCTTTCGCAATTACCTTAAGGAAAACGAAAAGCACGCCGACTACACCGGCAGCCTCAACGTGAACGGCCGAGAATTTTGGATCAATGCGTGGCTGAAAGAGTCAAAGACCGGCACTAAATTTATGAGCCTGTCTGTACGGCCCAAGGAAGCCCGTCCAGCGGCCTCGGATGATGTGCCAGCTACCCGTGTAGCGTCAGGCGATGTGATCCCGTTCTGAGGCTCGCCAGCATGTATCGCTTGCTTGACCTCTTTTCCGGAATTGGCGGCTTCTCGCTCGGGCTTGAACGCTCGGGCGGGTTCAAGACGGTTGCCTTTTGTGAGGTTGAGCCGTTCTGCCAGAAAATTCTCACCAAGCATTGGCCCGAGGTTCCGATTTATGGAGACGTGCGTGAACTTAATGCTGACCGATTGGCAGCAGACGGAATTGGAATTGACGCCATCTGCGGAGGATTCCCCTGCCAGGACATTAGCACGGCAGGAAAAGGCGCAGGCATTGAAGGCGAGCGCAGCGGCCTATGGTCAGAGTACGCCCGTCTTATTGGCGAACTACGACCCCGCTACGTCTTCGTGGAGAACGTCGCAGCGTTGCTTAGTCGAGGGCTGGACCGCGTTCTCGGAGACTTGGCCGCGCTCGGGTATGATGCGGAATGGCACTGCATACCAGCTTCCGCCGTTGGTGCGCCTCACCGACGCGACCGCATCTGGATCGTGGCCTACACCCCGCTCATGCAGTGCAATGGCAGCGACGATCACGCCAGAGAGTGCTTGGAAGGACAACCGTTTTCCAAATTTGGAAACGGTAGTGGGCAGAGCAATGTGGCCGACGCCAGACGCCTCAATGGGAACGGGCGGCCGAACATCAAAAAATCCGCCTTGGCAGAAACGGCCAAGTGGTGCCAAGCAGCAAGTGACGTTGAACAACGCCGTCAAATGGTGGCCGACACCAACAGCCCACAACGCCAAGGAAGGCGCATTTCCAGCCGAGTATTTGAGGAACACGCCAACATTAGCTGCCCAGGCTGGTGGGAGATTGAACCCGACGTGGGTCGAGTGGCTAATGGGGTTCCCGCTTGGTCACACCGCCTTAAAGCTCTCGGAAACGCCGTAGTACCGCAAATTCCAGAGATGCTTGGTCGCGCTGTCCTTGATGCAGAGAGGGCAGCGGCATGATTGAGTTCCTGATGGTCGCGTTGCTCTGCTCAATGGTGATCTTACTGATCGTGATTGCTGGTCTGGTTGCTGACAACAACCGGATCAGCCGCGAAATCCACGCCAAGAACATTGAGGTCGCATGGCACAAGTCCATCGTTGAGGCCTTCATTGGCAAGGTGGAAAGGGAGAGGGGGAAATGACTGACATTGTTGAACGGCTGCGCCACGAAGTAGAGGTATTCTACGGCAAGCCACCGTGCAGCCTTTTGAATGAAGCCGCTGACGAAATAGAGCGGCTGCGTGAGGCGCTGCGGCGCGTTCGCACGGCAATATTTGATGCCAAGCCCGAAGTGTTAACAGACACGCTTTGGATGCACGAC